CTTTAGTTTGACTATTAAGTTTAAACTTAACTGAAAGAAAGTGCAGAAGTTGTTACTGCAATCTTGCTTAGGTAGTCAGCTGCGTTACCAAGAGATGAAGCCTGGTTTGTAAGCTCAACATAACCATAACGTGTCATGAAACTTACTACTGGCTCAAATGTACTTGGATCTAGTACTGTACCGCTTGACATTAATGGAATGTATGGGCAGTAGAATGCAGCCGCATCCATTTCACCGTCACCCTTGTAACCAACTAGGATGTCGTCGTTTGCTGCATACTGGTCAACGAACACACGCATAGTACCGTTTAGTGTACCAACGAATTTAGTGTTTGTTGGAGCCTCGAAAGGACCTTCAGTTGTACGAGCAAATGCAGAAGTTGTCGCACTTTGTAGTACTGTTAACATTGTTGGGCTAACAACTACATAGTTACCTGCGCCACGACGTGTTCTCGCAGCAATTAGGTTTGCACTTCTGTTAATTAACACTGCAAGAGCGGCGTGCTGATCACCAACGAATGTTGGAGTACCAGAAACTGTGTTCTGTGCATATGTGTCAGCTGCTGTACCAGCAAGAGTACGTAGGCTGTTTAGGATTTCCTGATCGATTTCAGCAGTAATTTCCTGTGCTAGAGCTTGCATGATTTCTGCTTCTACGTCTAGACCATGCATACTGTTTGCGTCTTGAGCGGCTTCGAAAGTCCAACGTGCGCTTAGTTTGCGTGTCTTCGCTTCGACTGTCTGCTTTAAGACTTGGATGCTCATCTTACGACCTGCATCTGCTTCAAGAGTTGAAGTAGATGTTGCAGTACCGTTTGATGCATCACCTGAATAACCACGTGCGATTGCAAATGGGCTTAGTGCTTCATCACCAGCGTTTACACCACCAGCAGTTTCGCTGTAGCGTACACGTAGAGTGTGAATTTGACCTACTGGTCCTGTCATTGGTTGTACACCAACTAGTTCGTTAGCGATAACTGTTGGCATCACACGACGAATTACTGGAAGAATAACTTTGTTTAGTGAAGCAATGTTACCTGCCATTGTGGTTCCGCTAGCCGCAGTTTCTGTTAAGTGCTGTTTTGTGTTTTCTAGAACACTTTCCATAACCGCCTTTTTGTTGCCTGCCAAACCGTCTGTTAGGGCGTCTTTAGTTACGTCCCAATTTTCAAATAATGCTTGTGACATTTTGGTACTCCTTATTAGTTAATACCGGCTAATTTTCTTAGGTTAATAATTTCAGCATCGCTATCAGTGTCCTGTGTGCGAGCCTTGTTACCTGTAATCTCAGTCTTCTGAGATTCGTTTAGAGTTTGCGCTTTAGTAGTGTTAGAGGATGATTCATTTAACACTGTTGGTAGATACTTGTTGTAAGCAACCTTAAGTCTATCAGTTGCGATACTTTCAAGTAAGTTACCCATTAATTCACGCTTGTCTTTTGCTAAAGGACCTAGCAAGTCAGCAAGTACTTTAGCACGTTCGTTTGCTTCCGCAATACGCTGTGCTTTTTTCTCTGCTTTCAATAATTCTTCATCCTTAGCTGCAATAATGGTTTGTGATTCTGCAAGTTGCTTAGTCACTTCTTCAACCTTCTTGCTTAGTTCAGAAACAGTTGTGCCTTCTGCTAAATGTGAACCCATGAACTCTGCTGCAAATGTTTCGAAAATCTTACGACCAAACATATTTTCTTTAGCCGCTGTAATATCTTCTTTCAATGTGCGTAGTTCTGTGTTCAATGTTTCATTAACAATAGTAGCAAGTTTTTCGCTTGCTTTATTAATGAACTTTTCTTTAGCCTCGGCAATAATTTCTTTACCTTCTTTCACTAGACGGACTTTTTCGTTTGTTAAGTCCTTCTTGTCTTGATGAAATTCATTAAGTTCGGTTGTTAGTTGCTCCATTACGAAGTCTTCTAACTTTTCAAAGTTGCTTTCTTGTACCTTACGATCATCTCGTAATTCTTGAATCTCTTTCTTTAATGTTTCCATTACAAATGAGTCAAGTAGTTTTGCGTGTTCTTGCATTTTATGACTGTAATCAATTTTTGCTTGAACTGCCGCATTCTTGTCTTCAGCAAATTCCTTTAATTCTGCTTTAATAGTATCAGTTAGCATTGCATCTAGTGCCTCAACCATCTGATCTTTATCTGCTTCATATCGGTTAGCGAATTCTTCACGTAATTCAGTTGTGATTTCTTCGCGAGCTTCAGCAAGTTTGCTTTCCCACGCCTCTGTAAGCGTAGTACGCACTTCTTCTGAAAGAACTTCGGAACTTAGGAGTTGTTCTATTGCATGAGCCATTACGTTCTCCTAAAATTAAGACTGTTAATCATTTTAAGTACCTCTTCCTGGAGATACTTTTGTGCTTTTGTATCATGTGATGTTGCTTGTGCTACATCCATTAAAATATTTCCACGTTTACCATTCATAATCGCTTCATATAATGGATCCGGATAAGCATCCGGCGCACTTGGATTCGCTACAATGTCTACAGTTTGAATTTCAAATTCACTTACATGTCCACTTTCAGTAACGTTTCCACTACCACGTGACGATACACCGAGCTTTACACCATTTTCCAATAACGTTTTACATATATTACCCATTGGAGTTGGCAAAAGTTTTAGACGTCCATGACCATCAGCACCGTTCATCCACATCTTTTCAATTACATGAGATACACGATCTAAATTTACTTGTAAATCTTCTGGGTGGTCTGCTTCGCCTAATACAGAAAATCCCTCTTCAATCCTGTTTTGTATATTCTTTACAGCTCTATTGATTTCTGAAACGGGATAAATTCTTTGATTTTGATTGCGTTTATCCCCCTGAACGAAAATACCTTCCATATATAGGCTTTTGCCGCCGTTTCCATCATCTTTGGATTCAACAACAATTCCTGCTTTATCGAAAGTTAATCGTTCAGTTAGGGCTACATTACGCATAATTTATTATCCTTTTGGCTTTGGTGCTGGTTTTGGATCACCGGCATCTTGTGGGCTTGTTGCGTCCATTTTTGCTGGAGTAGGTGCTTTACCGCCCTTCTCGTTGCCTTTCATTGGACCCATATCTTTACCATCTTTTGCGCCGTCAACACTGCTAAAAGGATCATCGATACCAGGACCTACAGGGCTACCTTTACCGTCATCGCCTGCTGGCATGTCGATTGGGTGTACTGCATTGTCTTTACCGACTTTCTTTAGTTCTGCTGCTTCGTCAAGACCTTCGACTTCTTCTTCGATCTCTTCTTCATCATCGTCTTTTGCTTCTAAAGCGATTTCTTCGTCAGCAGGTGTTTCTTCAATAGATTCATCTGCTTCATCTTTGTCGCCCATTAGCTCTGCGAATGTTGCTTTAAGATCTTCCAATGCGTCCTGAACTGGTTGGAATTCTGCGTCAACACCTTCTTCACCTTCGTCATCCATTTCGTCTGCGCCTGGTTCATCATCTGTTGCAAGTTCCATTTCATCGTCGATGTCCATGTCCATGTCGTCATCTTCGTCTTCATCTTCGCCAAATGCTTCTTCAGCGTCGATTTCTTCTTCGTCTTGCTCGATATCATCTAGGAAGTCTGCGGCTTCTTCATCACCGATTGCTTCTTCTAGATCATCTTCTTGTTCCTCGATTTCATCCTCGAGAATTTCGTCTTGTTCTAGTAAATCATTCCAAATATCACGGGCTTTTTCTACAAAAGCCTCATGTAAAAGTTCAGACGCTTTGTCTGTTTCATCATTAACTAGAGACTCAACAATTTTTTTATAACGATCTTGAGCACTCATAATATTCTCCTTCTTATAAGTAGGTTATAACACTGTTATTTAAGA